ATGGCAAATGCAAAAAAGCTGACGATCAAACAGGAGAAGTTTTGCAACAAGTACCTCGAATACGGTAACGCTTCCGAGGCGTATCGCTTTGCATACGACTGTTCCCGAATGACAGACAAATCTATCTGGGAAAAAGCGTCGTCACTTCTTGCAGACGTCAAGGTTGCGGCAAGGGTGAAAGAACTTCAAACTCAATTATCGAAGAAAGAACTAATTACCAAAGAGGAAATCGTCCGGCTCAATCTCTCGATTATCAATGCTGACATACTTGATTTCGTCAATGCCGATATGGTTGAAGAAAATACCGAGTTCGGTATCCGGCAAGTTTCGTCCATTACATTTCAAGACCTGAAATCACTTCCTCCCGAGAAGCGACGTTTGATCCAATCCATAAAAATCGACCGATCGGGATGTCCCGTCGTAGAATTGATGGACAAGAGCAAAGCCATCGAAACCATCAATCGCATGCTCGGATATAATGCACCGGATAAAACAGAACATACAGGGAAAGACGGCAATTCCATTGAGATCAATACCACTATGGACTACTCCGGATTATCCAATGCCGACCTACTCGCAGCGCACGCCCTAATCCATAAAGCAACCAATGGTAAATCCGATAAATAAACTTATCGCAGACCAAGTTAAAATCGAATGCGAAATGTTCCGTAGGGGAATTTTCGACTTTATTACCTTGTCGGAACGAGGGCATCATGTCAAACAGGAAGAAGCGCTGTGCATCCTTACCGATAAAACCCATACGGAATTTCTATACGGCGGAGCCGCCGGAGGCGCAAAATCGTGGACAGGTTGTACTTGGTTAGTCTTTATGTCACTATGCTATCCAGGGACAAAATGGTTTATCGGGCGCGAAGAGTTAAAGCGCCTTCGAGAATCTACGCTTATCACCTTCTTCAAGGTGTGTACCCAATACGGTATAAAGCGCGACAAAGATTTCAAATATAACGGACAAGACCACTACATTCAATTTGCCAATAACAGCAGGATTGACCTGCTCGATCTGCGTTATCTCCCTTCCGATCCGCTCTATGAGCGCTATGGTTCAGTGGAATACACCGGAGGATGGATTGAGGAAGGAGGCGAAGTAAACTTTGGAGCTTACGACACACTCAAAACCCGCATCGGGCGTCATTTGAACGACAAATACGGAATCCTACGCAAACTGTTCATTTCTTGTAATCCGAAAAAGAACTGGATGCACTCAACATTCTACAAACCAGCGAAAGCTGGGACGCTCCCGGGCCACCAAATATACCTTGCCGCACTTGTACAAGACAATCCATTCATTGAAAAGGATTATATAGAAGCATTGAAATCTACCACCGATAAGGTCAAAAAGGAGCGATTGCTGAAGGGAAACTGGGACTATGACGACAATCCAAATGCCCTATGTTCCTATGATAATATTCGTGAGATATTCTATCCTAAAATTCACACCCGTACCGGCATCAAATACATCACGGCGGATATTGCCCGCTTTGGTTCCGACCGGGCGCGAATCCTCGTATGGGATGGCTGGGCGATCATCGAACAGGTGTCGTTCGACCGAAGCGCCACTACGGAAATAGCCGCCTGCATCGAATCATTGGCCGCCAAACACCGCATCCCCCGCTATCGGATCATCGCTGACGAAGACGGAGTGGGCGGCGGAGTGGTCGATATGTGCCGGATTAGCGGATTCGTCAATAACTCGCAATGTCTCAACGGAGAAAATTTCTCGAACCTCCAGACGCAATGCGGATACAAGCTGGCCAATAAGATCAACTCTTTTGCTATATCCTTCGACTGCGAACTGTCGGATGGTCAAAAAGACGAGATTACCGAAGAATTAGAACAACTCCAGACCTGGAATGTGGACAACGATCGCAAACTGTTCCTGAAACCCAAAGACGAAATCAAACAGGACATCGGACGCTCTCCCGACTGGAGGGATGCGCTACTGATGCGGGTATGGTTCGACTACAAACAAATAATTCCGCTTTCAAAAGAAGATTTAGGACTATAAAATATGACAACGATCAAACAAATCACTCAAGCCCTCTCCAATCAATTCAACGCGGTTTTGGGGCGCAAACAGAAGTTCGTCGAGCTCATACAGAACGGCGACATCTCCCGGTTGTTGAGTAAAATGACGACCTGCAACGATAAAATCACCAAAGCTCTTGCAGAATACGATCCTACGAAACACGAAGTGACTAAACGCCCGAATCGTCATCGAAAAGGCAAACCGGACATCATCACAGCTAAATTACCCATCCCATTCCAAAAAGTCATTAACCTACAAGCCACGGCTTTCCTGTTCGGCTCTCCTATCCAGTTCTCAGATATTTCAGATGTAATAGAAACCAGTATCAATGGAGAACTTAATCGAAAAAGCAAAGCAGAAGATGCCTACAGTCGTTTTCTACAAATATTAAAAGATACCCGCTTTGATTCCAATATCCGTAAGTGTAAAATGAAAGCCGGGTCAGAAACACTTTGTGCTAAACTATATCATCTTTACCTATCAACCAATGGCGAAATTCAGGTAATGGTAAAGATACTCGCAAAATCGCTCGGGGACGACATATACTACAAATTCGACGATTTCGGACGGCTAATGCTATTTATCCGCCAATTCACCATACAAGACGACGAGGGAAACGACGAGATTCATTGTGACATTTATACAGATGAAACTATCTTTCGTTGTACACAAAAGGCAATCGGGTGGGAAGTCCTCCCGGAAAAGAACTTTATCGGGAAAATCCCGGTTTTACTTTACAGACAGGAGCCAGAATGGGCAGATGTTCAAAAACTAATCGAACGTCGGGAAGATATTCAGTGCAGGGACGCTGATATGAACGATTACTTTGCCAATCCCAAAGTGGTAGGGGAAGGCATTGTGGATGGCTCCCTCAATCCCGACGATCCGGCACAAATCATCCAAACACAAAACAATGGAAAAGTCTATTATCTGACATACGATTCTGCTCCCGAAAATCGGAAACGGGAATGCGACACACTCGATTCATTCATTTATGGCATGACCTGTTCCGTAAATCCAGCATCGGATGTCATTAAGGAAATGAAAATTCCGAGCGGTGTAAGCTGGGAATATATGTTCTTTTTTCCGATGTTAAAGGCAAAAAACTACCAAGACTACTACGGAGCAATGATTGATCGGGAAATTAATGTGGTAAAAGCTGTCATCGGTGTACTTTATCCTGAATTAAAGCTCAACGGGCAGCTCGAAGCACTCAAAATCGGCTACCAGTTCTCGACACCTATGCCGGACAATGTTTCAGACACGCTCGACATTATCCAAAAATCCATTAACACCGGAACAATGAGCCAAGAAACCGCCATTTACCAAAATCCACGTATCAAAGATCCAAAAATAGAGATAGAGCGGCTGAAATCGGAAAAAGGTCATCGGATATAGATATACCAGATAATCAAAAGAAAAATTTAGAATCTTTAGCCGAAAAATAGTCAATTATCGGCGAGAATTATTCTCCTCTTTTTATCGAATTTTTCCTTAAAATAATTTGCATAATGTGCCGAACATACTGACTTTTGTCGCAGAGGCTGTGAAGTCGCAGCCCACCAGTTGCAGAACGATATAACCTTCATGTAATTGTTAGTGGGTCTGTTGGCGTCGGCTGACAGACCTTTTTTGTGCGAATATGATGATTTATTCGAAACCATATAGAACGAAAAAACATGAAAGAAAAACTTCTCGCACTACTCAAAACCAAATTTGTTGGGGTTGATAGTGCAATCCTCGACCGAATCGCAACGAATAAGGCCGAGGCTATGACGGATGAAGCCCAATTACCAGCCATCGTAGAGGGGATTGGATTTCAAGACGTGTTACAAAGCTACGGAGACTACCGTGCAGGGGATGCCACACAGACCGCAGTACGCAACTACGAGAAGAAGCATAACCTCAAAGACGGAAAGTCCGTAATCCCTGCGCCCGGGGGCGGAGAGCAGCAACTCGAACCCGGAAACAAGAATAATTCCCAGACTTTCGATCCCGAGGCATTTGAGGAACGGATAAAATCTTTTATCCAAAACACCATGAAGCCCTATACGGAGAAAATCGAGGGATTCGAAGCAGCGCAGACGCAGGCACAACGAGCTGCGACAATCCGTGAAAAGGCCCACGCGCTGGGACTTGACGATGACACGCTTTCCATCATCAAAATCGACGACAATGACGACGTAGATCAGGTTCTTTCGAAAGCGGCCAAAATGTTCGTCAAGAGTGGAATCGGGGTAACACCGCCTCTCTTCGGAGGCGGAGAAAGTGGAGATAAAATGTCTGCGGCAATGGCAGCCCGACTGGATCGCAAGAAGGCTGCCGAGGATTACAAAACTTCGGCGATCAAAGGTCTAAATTAAAAAACAATCGACATGAGTTGGCAAAACAAATTCTATGATGCCCCCGAACCCGACAAGGTGGTGTTCGAGGTCGTATTTTCCGAAAAAGAAGGTGGCGGTACCGTCGATGTAACCGAGCTCGACGGAGATCTGCCGGCCGGTTCCGTTGTGGGACTGGCAACCGGTAACATCTACAAACCGATTAAAGGTGCAACACTCGTGAAAGCCATCGGAGCTGAAGACACTAACATCGAAATCGCCAAAGGCTCCGGTTTCAAGCAAGGTGAGTTCATCGCTTTCGGTGGAAAAGCTGTCGCCATCACTGCGATCAACAGCTCAGACGCATCGAAGGATGTACTAACGACCGCAGCATTCGGCACAACCGTCGCTATCGGGGCAAAAGGTTACCAGGCAAAATCAGCGAAAGCGTCGGGTGCTGAAGCCATTTACACCCCAGCCTATCTGACGGGGAACAAGCTCGAAGGCGGTACGGTAAACAATTTCGTACGTCTTGTTAATGGAGCAAGTGTCCGTGCCGTGACGACCAATATCGCTCCCGAAATTCTCGCAAATCTCAAATCCATTAATCTCGTTTAACTATGGCAGACATGAGAAAACCCCTTTTCGACCTTTCGCAGGTCGATATGCAGGCCGAATTGAACTCGTACATGCCGGGGTCCGGTCTGGCATGGCCGACGCTGTTTCCCCTGCGTTACACCCCGACACTCGACATCAAGTCTCTTGAAGGGAACGACGGAATCCCCGTGAGTGCAGACGTGATCGCGTTCAACGCGAAGGCGCCGCAAAAAACACGCAAAACCATCGGCACTTGGAGCGGACAAGTTGCGAAAGTCGCAATTTCTCGCCAAAAAGACGAGAAACAGATCAAAGAGTATCAAATCCTCCGCAGCTATGCGCAGTCAAGCGGCAACCCCAATGTAGCACTGCAACTCGTAGATATGGTCTATGAAGACGTACAATTCTGCTACGAAGGTGTGAACTATCTCGCCGAAGACCTGGACCTTCAAGTCGGATCGAAATCTGCCATCGTGCTGAAAACCGAGAACAACAACGACGTGGTGACGCAGAACGCGCTAAACTTCAACATCCCTTCGGCACACAAAACCGGCGTGAAAAACAAGTGGAGCGCATCGTCTGACAGCGATCCGCTCGGTGACATCATCGCCGGGCAGAAAGCCATCCAGAAAGAAGGATTCAGCCGTCCCATGTACGCTATCATGGAACAAGCGGCTTTCGACAAACTGCTGATGAGCGAAAAGACCGTCAAACGGGTTTCGCCTGTCGTCCTCACTGCGACGGGCCTGGCAAGCAGCGACACGCTCACAATCGACCTCGTGAATACCTACATGCGTTCAAAAGGGTATCCGCAGATCATCGTGATCGACTCCTACGTCAAGCGGGAGGCACGCGACGGCAGTCAGACGACCTACAAGCCGTGGGCGGAGAATGTCGCCGTGCTGTCGCCGACACCGCAGCTCGGCTGGACCTGGTGGAGCGACGTCCCGCAGGTTTCGGACACCGATGCACTGCAAGCATACCGCGAGAACGTGAAGATCACGCGCTATTCGGAGCTGAACCCAATGCTCGAAGTTACTCTGGCCGAAGCGTACATCATGCCGGCACTCATCAACCGGCAATCCCTGTACTACATCAACACAGAGAATACCTCGTGGAACGAAGGTAACGCTTAAACTTATCGTCAATGAAGAATTCGGAAGCAATAATATACAATTCGGAGTATACAATATAAATACTTGAATTACATTTAATTACATAAATATTTTTCGAATATTATTTATTATTGCACATTTAATTTGCATACAAACTCCAAATATAATGACTTTTTTAGGGTGATATGGCGTTTGTACAGGGACCTGAAAAAAGGCGGTTTTTCCCGCCTCCTTTCATTCATATCCCCACCCCCACCGACGACGCTCATACCGTTTGCGATATGCGGCACTTTTCAGCGTCATTCGGCGGAAATGTTCACATAATTCCGCCGCTGTCATGTCGAACGTCTGTACGCCTTCGGTTGTAATATCATCACGTCGTCCGCCTCTCCGTTTTTGTTTTGGCCAGTCTTTGTCCATATCCCCCCGTTTTTGTATCTTTGACTTGTCGAGAATCAAAGAATCGGGGTAGCATCTTGCGGGAGGCTTTCCCGCTATTTTCAAAGCAAGGCGGATGTATAGTCCGCTTTGCTCTTTTCGTTACTCGGCATCAGGGACAAACCGCCCTCCATCCCAGGCTTCGCAAATCCTTTCCGGTAATATTTTTACCTTTTCCGAAAACCGATCGTATTGAATAACATTCGACACGTGCAATCCGTATTTAGGAAGCAATTCCGACAATTTTTCGACTGCATCTCGTATTTGTATCGCTAAACCGTAAACCTCGATCTGCTGCGGATCCGAAATGTAGATTTTTTTCTGCTCCTCGAAATATCGGTCGATGATGGTTTCATCGTATCCGACCGTGCCATCTTCCCGAACGATATAAGCATCCATAGGAATATTACGATAGAACCGCAACGTGTATTCGGCCTCCCGGCATAACACGGCTAATTGCTCGGACAGAATGTCGAACAACTCCTGTTTTTTCCGCTTTTCCGCCGGGAAAAACAGGGCTTTGATAGAGTTTTTCATGTGGTCCTCCATCCGGGCACGGATCGCTTGCCCTCCACGTATGACGTCCCGGAATGTCTCTGTCGTCAAATTCTCGCCCAGCTCGGCCAACCTGTCGATCGTCACCTGCCGGGCAAGATCATCAAGCGCACGCAAAAAATCACTTTTATCGTGTGCCAAAATTCGGTTGCCGATATAAATCGTTTCTCTTGCTTTCATCATCTTGACTGCTTTAATCCTTTAATTGCGTTTCTGGTGTTATTTTGCTGACTTTGACGATATGCGATCCGTGCCTGCATCGCTTCAGATACTTCTACCTGGTCAATCTCTACATCGCCGGTTTCTTGGGCGATTTTCAGTGCAGCGGCGCTTCCTTCGGTTTCAGCCACTTGCAGCAATTCTTTTAATCGTTCCTGTTTCATTTTTATATCAAGTTACTGTTAGAATATGGTTCGAGAGGGGTGTCGTTGCTCTGTACTTTGGGCAACAGCCTGTAAAGTGTCAAAAGCTCTTCGTCGGTCAGTTTGCTATAATCGTAAACCGGTCCGTCGTCATGCACGGTTGCTTCGACGGCCTGTAATTTCGGGATCGTGTACTGCATGAATTTTTCAAGCGCCTGCAAACGATCTTTCGGATCGAGTGATTGTAGATCCCGTTCGATCTGTTCCCGGCTTCCTTCTACAAGCTGGGTAAGCCATTCCCGAACATCCTGCGTTACCTTATTCGGGGTTCCGGCTTTCCGTCCGCCGGTTTTGGGGATTCCTTTCGGTCGTGACATAGTTTCTATTTTAATCTATTTTAGATTTACGTTGCTTTGCCCGCCGTGCGAACCTCAACAGCGATTCGGCAATTTGCACCGCTCGATCGGGCGTGAAGGTGGCAAAGACTTCGGGATCATCTTCCCCGTTACCGTAACCATTGAGGATGAAATAAACCTCCGACGGCGCGGGTTTGTCGTTTAAGGTGACTTCGGTAATTCCGACGGTTAGGGTCGTGCCGTCCTGCTTGAAAGTTTGGTGCGACAAAAATGATTTGTTCTTTTGCATAGTTTTTGGGTTGTTTTTTGGTTGTTTTTCGATCAATCACGGTATCTGCCCGCATCGAATCCGTTAGCCATATAAAAGGCGATTTTATCTGCGGTTCTCTTATCATCGCCCCGAATACAAAGGGCCGTGCCGAAACCGAAATCTGAAGAACTCGGATAGCGTTCGTATTTGTTTCCGTCCCGGTCTTTGGCTTCGGGTGCCTTGAACACTTCGTAATAGGTCAGGGCGTCGGATGTGGTGCGCTTGTAACAGTACATCCCGTTTGCCTCGTTATGGGCGATTTTCACAAACTTATCGCCGAACTTCGTAAACTCATCCCGCAAAGGCGGGTAAAATGTCTGTTTTTTCATGGAGTGTTTATGAAATTTCGATTTTCTTTGCGTTTTGGTATAGTTGATCCACCTGGCAGGAAAAAGCCGTAAAATCGGCTGTTTTCAGAACGGGCCATTTTGTCCGTCGGTCGGGGTTGAGGGTGTCGTATCGTAGTCCGTTATCCGGGTCAGGCTTTCGTTGTGGCGGAAATATGTACTGCCGGTCGCTCCCTCCCGGTTCTTGGCAATATAGAATACCCCCACGCCCTCGGACGGAATTTTCCCGTATTTGGTGGTGTCTATCATTTCCTCCTCACGTATGGCCGGGCGGTCGATAAAAATCACCATATCGGCATCTTGTTCGATCGCTCCCGATTCCCGGAGGTCGGCAAGTATCGGTGTCTTATCGGCTCGCTCTTCAACCTTGCGGGAAAGCTGGGACAACAAAATGACCGGCACGTCGAGTTCCTTTGCCAGCACTTTGGC